TGTATATACCTATATCTATAAAAAAATAAGGGATTAAAACCCGTTTATAATAAAAGTATCAAAATCCAAAAAATCCAAAACTCTCTCTTTTAACAAAATCTCATCGTCGACAAGGGGATATACACTAGGATTATCTAGGTATATATTTTTATATGGGGAATTATATTTAGGTTTATATTCACCAACCAACTCCAGTTCTATTGCTAAACGTTTATGTAAGTTTTCTTCCACACATAACTGAACACACTCATATCTATGTTTATCTTTGCTCTTCACCCCAATCCCGTTTTTGGTATTGGGAGAGGTATGGAAGTGGACCCATATTCTATTATAAACACGGGAGGATTCACCTATATAGACTAAGATATTATCTTCAAATATCATATAAACACCAGGAAAAGATTCGCTACTCCTCTTTTTCCACAATGCTCTATTCCTTTTAGCGCTATATTTGTTAAGACAGGATTTACAAGTTAAATCATAATTTTTAAGACGTGCTTTTGTTGTATTTTCTCCTATTATAAGAGGACTTTTACATTTACCACATATTTTTGCCATACCCATAATATACAAAAAAGGTTAAAGGTAGCCAAATTATCTAGAACCTAGCCTCATCCATCCATATATTCCAGAACAAAATACATAATAATCCACCACACAAGAAACATAGCGATTAAAAATATAGGGGAGGATAACATGACATAACATAAATATCTCCCTCAGTATGTCAATGAACTTACTTACTATATAAATGCTGGAATATATTATAATACTCGCTTCTTATATATTCGGTATTATTGTTTATCCCCCATTCAAGGTTATGATTAATATAATAAAAGAGTTCATACCCCCCAAATTTTTCTTAATAAAAGGTTTATTGTTATGGAAAGTATATACGTATGTTAAGTGTATAATATGAAGAAAGAGCTCATGAGAAATACTTGGCTCCCCCATCCAATTTTCGTATATTTATGTAAAAGATATGATGTTTATACTATACTATTTACTAATTGGAATCATTATAATGTTTCTACTAGACATGCATTTACTAATGTATACAAAAAAAATTGAATTTGAACTACAAGAAAAAATAGAATACGACACATTCACAAGAATATTCATAATAATAGTATGGCCTGCTGCCATTATTATAATACTTAAAAATCTTCCTTGGGGTAGATAATATTTATCACCATGGCAACACTATCATTTAACAACACTGGACAAGGAGGATATGTAGTTTTAGAAACACAACCTGAAAATCAACCCTACCCTGCTAACTTCCTTGAAAAATATTTTTTAGGAACTACTTTTGGAACCCTAACAAACATACAAAGAGAAGCTATAGTAGTAAGAGACTACCAAATGGCAATATCAATCCCAGAAGGTTCTTCATCAATAGTATTCACACCAGGAGCAAACATTCCAGGAGGTTTAATAACACTAAGAGGAGCAGGTAAAGTAGAAGTTTCACTAAACGGAGGAGCAGCAAATACTGTAGAATTTGACAATCGCACACAACTAGGATCTATTTCTTAAAGACTCTCATAAAAATGCTTGGAGGAGCCAAATAGGGTTCGTATATTTATGACATAAATTAATAAAATAAAGGTTATGAACAATTCAACAAAAACAATATTACTATTTTTAGCGCTCATATTATCACTAATATTTGCTCCATCATGTAAAAAAATTGATACAATCCAAGGTTCCCCCTGTCCTGATGGAGATTGTAATTCCACATTTCAAATAATATATAAAGGGCAAGCTATAAACCCAAGTTCAAATGGTGAATATAATATAGCATGGGATGGTTTAAATTACTTCCAAATAACAGGTCAATTAGAAAAAATGGAAGGGGATTATGTTGAGATTAATGATGTACCACAAATAGACTGCATGTATGACTCAGATTATTGGGTAGTATTTGATTCATTAAGTTTTACCATACCACAATATTCATATTTAGGTTGGTTCAATGATAATACTTTATCAACTCCAATTCCAATAGGTAATTATACTTACACAATGAATGATTTAATTGCTTCTCATCCACCATACAATATAGCTGGATATCAAATACCTATGCATTTTTGTACAACTTGTCCTTATGCTCCAACTATAATAGGTTCACATTCAAGATATAATTATAACCCAACCCAAAATTTTCTACTTGATGATGAAATGGTAGGTGATCAAATAAATGTTTTTATTAAAGTTCATTATAATAATTCTCATTTTGGGGATGAGCAAATCGAAACATTTCAATTCACAATAAACGTTATATAACATGAGTGAAAAAACAGGTGATATAGAAAAAATGGAATACCTCTTTAATGAGGCTAAACATTTAGAAATATACATGCCAGGATTATCCAGATGGCACAGAGTTACCCCAACTGATTTTAGATCATTCGATGGTAAAAGAAGAATACAAGGTGAGGAGTATGAAGGTCCCTTATATGCTTATGGAACCAATCGAAAAGTTACACCAAAAAATAATAATAAAATTGTTTCAAGTAAAGTTTTAACCGAACGTAATGCACGTTCACAAAAAATGCGATAATGTCTAAACCTAATATTAAAAAAATAACTGAAGAAAAAGCATCCAAATATTTTAGTTTAGAAGAAGACCTACTAGATTCACCTATCCGATTTTACACTAAAACAGAAGATGAAGATGGATGGGATAAAATAACATATTACACCTCAAGACGTAAAGACATATATGCTAACAGAGGTGATGCTGATCAATGGGTTTATATATTATCAAATCCTACATTACCCAATATTCTTAAAATAGGGTACACAAAAAACGAACCAGAGGTAAGGGCTAAACAAATTAGTGCTTCCACGGGAGTAGCTTTACCATATAAAGTAGAATGGGCATTTCAATGTTTTAATGGTGAGCAACTAGAAAGAGAAGTCCACGAAGAATTAGCAACCTATCGCGTGAATCAACAACGGGAGTTTTTTGATATACCGTTGGTTGAAGCACAAGAGGCAATTGAAAAACTTGGAAAACATTATAAATAAAACCTAAAAATGAGAGACCTAAAAGAAGAGTTGTTAAAAATTAAAGGAGGAGATTTCCCTAAATGGTACGCAAATCTTACCAAACTTGAAAAAGCAGAATACTTTCAAGCGCTAGAACAATTAGAAAAAGAATATAAAAATTTAAGTTAATTCCCTTTAACTACTAATAAATTGTAGCCTTTTTTAATCTCATTATATTGAGATAGGGAAATTTTACATATTTATAACCAAAATCAAATAACATGACACATACTTGGTCAATAGACACCCTTAAAAGAAATGATGGAAGTGATATTGTTACTTCTTTAGTATGGACTTTATCATCTGTTGATAATTTACATTCTAACAAAATATCAGGAAAAGAACTTCCACTTGATAATATTTCAGAAGGAGATGAAGGTTATATATCTTATAATAGTTTAACTGAGGATATTTGTAAATCTTGGTTATTTGCTAAAGTATCCCAATCTGAGATGGAATCCAAAAATGTAGCAATTATAAATGTTATGGCGAGTGGAAGTGGGATCGTTGCAGGAACTCCTTGGTGATAAACAATTAACTTTTTTTTAAATAATATTTGGATCCCCCAGATAGGGTTCGTATATTTATGACATAAATTAAAAAATAAAGGTCATGAAAAAAGTTATAATATCTCTTTTATTTCCTCTTTCAATATTAAGTCAAACTGTTACTGATATTAATGGAAATATTTACAATACAACAATAATAAATCATCAAGAATGGATGTCTTCAAATCTAAAAACAACTAGATTTCAAAACGGAGATACTATTCAATGGATGACAAACGGTAGTTTAGCAAATTCTACCACTCCAGCTTATGTACATGAATTTAATGATAGTCTATCAATTGCTAATTGGGAATTAAATAATGGTTTATTATATAATTTTTATGTTGCTCATGATTCTAGAAATGTTTGTCCTGTAGGATGGTTGGTGCCTACTGAAAGTGATTTTGATACTTTAAGGAGTTATTTAGAACAAGATCACCCTTTAGAATCAGGTATTGTGTTAAAATCTATAGGTGGATGGTTAAATAATGGAAGTGGTATTGATATATATGGGTTTAATGGATATCCTACAGGTTATAGAGAAGATAGTTTAATTTATAATCTAGGATTTAGTGTTGGGTATTGGTCTAATACTTATGATATTGATCCTTCTTCTAATATATCTAATAATGCTTTTGGAATGTATTTAGATAGTGATTATGATGAAGTTGGAGTAGGTTCTTGGAATCCAAGTAATGGAAATGCTATTAGGTGTATTAAAGATGGGAATTTTGTTGGAATTAATTATATTGATAATATCGAAATAAATGTATACCCAAACCCAACTAGTAATTTTATTAACATAGATACTGAAGATTTAATTTTTGCTAAATTATATAATCTTAATGGGATATTATTAGGTGTATATAATAGTTTACAAATAAATTTACAAGATTTTAAAAAAGGAATTTATATTCTTAAATTAGTAACACCAAATGTAACTAAAGAGGTTAAAATATTTAAAGAATAATTTTTATTTTATTTTTTTAATTTTTAATTACACTAGGCCCCTTAATAGGGGCTTTTTTAATTTGCTATGCCCTATTTTTTTTATTATATTTATTACCGATATGAACATTAATCATATATTTAATCTATTTGGAGGTGATGATAAAAAATACACTGATGAGCCACCCTCTACTATTAATATGGCTGATTTTGAAAAAACACCAACCTATAAAGTTGGAATGTTTAAAAAAATTGTTTTAAATCAGCATGTATTTCAAAAAAAAATGATTAATATGTTTAAGACTCCTGAAGATGATTTTGGGATGGAGGAAATGGAAGAAGTAGGAGAATATATAGCACATCATAGAGCCTGGAGTTATATTAAAGATTGTAAAATAGATGATGAAGTATGGCAAGGCAGTTTAATAATTCAACATGATGATTATCTAGATACATCGTTAAAATTATCAATATCTTTCTTTGAAGAACGAGAAGAGTATGAAAAATGCGCTTTTCTAGTAAAAATTCAAAAATATCTTAAAAATAATTTGGAGTCGAAATCTTAATCTATTACGTTCCCATCACGGGGTTTGAAAAAACGTAGGATAAAAAAAGGTGAAAGGCAATAACGTTAGATAACGTTGGATAAAATAAAGACAATTTGGATCCCCCAGATTACATTCGTATATTACCATATATAAAAATAAAGTTATGAGAAATAAACAAATAGTTCAAAATAGGTTAGGAAAGCTAAATGGTCTAATCAGAAAACAAGACATGAATGTTAACAGAGGTGGTACAAGAGAAGAATATAACTCCACCCATCAAGATATTTTAGGAACACTCCAGGATTTAATGGATATAATAGAAAGAGAAGCATAATGAGTCTATCAGCAGAACAAATCCAAACAAATTGGAATAAATTTTTAGCTTATATTAATACTTACATCTCAGATCCTAGAAGAGAAAAAGTATTAGCATTCTACAAGAAATTCGAAGATGACCTTGTACTAATGCCAGCATCACATAAAACAGCTTACCACAATGCATTTCCAGGTGGTTATATTGATCACGTTAATAGAGTTATAGAAGGTGCTTTAGAAATAAATGAGGTATGGAAAAAATTTGGAACAGAACAAAATTACACCATTGAAGAACTTGTATTTTCAGCTATAAACCATGATTTAGGAAAAATGGGTAATGGTGAAGAAATGGCTTATTTACCATCTAAAGATGATTGGAGAAAAAAGAACCTAGGTGAAATGTATCAATACAACAAAAAATTAGCCTATATG